TTCGGCGAAGATTCGAGCGAACGCTTCCTCTACCAGTTTCGGATTGTCTGCCATTAGTGGCGAGATCTCCACATGAGTCCAGTCGGCTCCGGGTGTGCCTCCGTTGCGTGTGGCAGTCCAAGCCTTCCAAGCGTCACGATCGGAGCGGTAGCCTGCTCCCCACTTTGTGAGACCTGTCAGAGGGCATCCAGTGCCATCGTAGGCATGGATCTCTTCAATGTTGAGAGAGTCTCTGTGAGTGAAGAGAAACTCCACAAGATCCTTCCGCTGGGCCTTAGTTCCTTTGAGGTCTACTGCTCGCCATGTCGCATGGACGGAAAGCTGTGAGCCTGAACGCATCGGACGGTTCGCATAGATACCAATGTTCTTAACACCGAAAAGGTACTCACAGAACTCTACGAATCGCTTTGTGCCGGCGCGTGGTGTGGGGTGGTTGCCGTCGGTTGATCCGGTGTAGGGGCGCTTAGTCATTGTCTTTGTCTCCCTTGTCTTTAAGGCCGTTAGAGGCGAGGATTCCTGAGAGTGCTCCAGTGAGGAAGAGCATCATTGGGGATAGTAGTGACCATGCACTCTCATCGTTTGGTGATACTTCTAGAGGTTGGATGACAAATAACAGTCCATAAAGCAGTGAAGCTGTGGAGATGACGAAGGTTGCCGAGAGTGTGATGCCGACGATGAGGATGAGTCTGGCCTTGATCTCTGAGTTGGTGTATTTCTTCACGGGTTGCACCTTGTCGCTGTGGGTTGGCTTTCGCAGTTGTCTCGAGTGCGGTCATTGCATCCAGTGACGACGAACATCAGGACGACGGCAAGAGCTGCGACGATGGCAAGAGTTTTCATGTTTCAGGGTTGCTTCCGGGTGTCCAGTTGCAGGATTCCGCGTCGTCGTATAGTTCCGATAGCGCGCATGGTTCGTGGCATACACCGCATTCAACATAGTCGGGGTCGCCACACATAAACTCGTTAACGCCGTTTTCTGGGCAGGTTTCGTTTGTGCAAGTAACTGTTTTCATTATGCCGCCTCATATATAAAAGTAAATGAAAGTTGATCAGTGTTAGCAAGTGTAATCGCTGGTGAAGTACCAAAACCAAAACCTGATTGGTAGTAAAACTTTGCAGTGGTAGTTGAGTTTAAGAATGAAGTCATGTTGTAAATGACGTTTGCCGAAGCGTCATAAACGAAACCTGTTCCATTTGCGCGGCTTAATGAACCAGTAGCAGTCAAAGGCAAACCTATTGCTACTTCGGCGGCGGCTGTTCCAGCCGAAGTAGCTATTAACAACACTTGAACAATTATTGTTTTTTGGAATTGGCAATATCTAGCGTAAGAAATTGTTTTAGTCACCGTTACGCCTTGTGTCAGGGTCGGTGTGTAATCAACCCATGCGGCCCCGATGGTGTTAAGCGTCGCCGCCGTCAACACCTGCCCCGCCGTTGTTCCTGCTGTCCATTGCGTAGCCATAATTCTCCTTTACCAACCGAGACGGTCAGTGTCTAAGATACCAAAATCGGAATCATTAAGAAGGAACATCGTGTAGTACTCGGCAGGACTGAAAAAGAAAGTGAACTCGGTGCTACTAGGAGTCATGGAGACATTGATGCCTTCCATTTTCACTTTGACTGTGGTGTCCGATGCTGCACCGGGTACCCGATAGACCAAATTGTTGATTTGTGTGATGAAGCCTTTATAGCTTTCAATCGCTGAGTCAAGAATGTCTCGGTCGGTTGCAATGTCTAGTACTGTTAATTCGAAGCGTGTTGATAGTGGGTCGCCTTGAGTGTTTGCCCTGAACTGTGTAAGTCCTGTCTGCTGTGTCAAGTTTGCGTCTGCTGAGGTTACCGATTCGGCAAATTTGCCGTAGGCAGTTGTGCTTGTGTCGTTTGAAGCTGTAACAGTTCCTAAAGTGCTACTGGTTTCTTCATAGTTAATTATGGACTGTCCAGCCCTAATCCTTTTGAATGTTTGATAGACAACGGTGTCGGCTGCAGGGTTTGGACCAAACTTTTTGTTACTCAAAGCGATGACGTCACGACTATAGAGTTCACATCTTTGGTACACCAAACCCATTGAAGCATTCTCGGTCAACTGATTAATCTGGACTTTGTCAATAATTGAATCATCCCAAACGACAGCAGGGCTTGAAGACACGCCAGTTCCGCTTATTGACATACCCGGCGGTAGTGGTCCTGTGAAGCCGGAAACATTGCTAAAATATTTGAGTTGCGCGATTGTCTTACCTGCAGGTAATGAAACGCCTCCGCCTAAAACTCTTGCAGCTCGAGCAAGCCAATCTTGACAGACGATCGTTGCGGTTGAGAGTCCAGTGTTGCCGGGATAATCTTCAAACTCAATCTCGTTGACATAAAAGTTCTGGCGCCAAATATCGTTACCGGATGAGTCATAATAGTCAAGAAAGATGAGATCATTAAGCGAGAATCCTGCGGCTTCGTTATTTTGGTTTTTGATAGTGATTACTAGGTTCGCGCCTGAGTAGTAGTCCTTGTACGAGTTCCGCAGATACATGTAATTTGCGGACATGACACTGGTCGTGAAAGTGTTACCAGTGGTCTCATTCTGGAAAATCCAGTCAATCTTTCCCATTACATTGCTCGAGTTGTAATTGGTATGGCTCCATTAAGTCGGACATACTGCTGAAGGGCTCTGACGACACTGTTTGGGTCGCCACCGTTCACATTTATTGTGATCGTGTTGCCTTGTCCGCCACCGAAACCCATGCTTGCAAGTTTGGAGAGAGGAATGATCGCTTCGGGTTCGCCACCTTCGCCGATCATTGCGATCTGAGGCGAGGTCACGATTCCGCCTTCAGCTAGCCGGTTCAATGTAACTGGCGGAATCTCGCCGAAGTTAACCCAAGGCCCTGCTGCACTGTCAATTCCGTTGAGGATGATATTCAAGCCTTTGATAGCGAAGTTGAGTCCGCCTTCTAGACCGTCAATGACTGCGTTGATTACGCCTTTGAACGCTTTGCCGATACCTTCAAAAATCTTTCCAGCGAGATCTCTGAGTCCGTTGAATACATCCATTACTTTATTTTTAAAAGCGAGGATGCCTTCGTAGGCTTTATTGAAGGGCCACATAATGAGGTCTAGGACTGCTCTGAATGCTGTGCCTATCCATTCAATCATGTCGCCAAGGAATGCAACGATTTCGTCTTTGTATTTGATGATTGCGAGAACGGCAAGACCGAACGGTCCTGTGATTATTGCGAGCAGTAGAGGCCAGTTATCTTTAACCCAATTAAAGACGACTTTGATCGCTCCCCAAAGTGCCTCAAACCCTGTTTTCATTACTTTAACAGCGACTCCGAAAATGTTGAATTTGAGTTGTAGTGCTACTAACGCCGCGACAACAGCGACGATCAAGATCGCTCCAGACGCAACCCAGAGGGCTGAGAATGTTGTCGTGAGTGCTGTGTTGAGGGCTGCGGTAACTGCTGTGAGTGTGTTGTAAATTGCTAGTCCAGTATTTAATAAAAGGATTGATGTAGCTATGACGGCGATTGCTGCTCCGATACCCACAATTACACCAGTGTTATTTTTCGCAAAATCTGCAAACTCTAAAAACTTTGGTAAAAGTTTTTCAACAAGAGGGGCGACAGCTTCGCCGATGGACTCTTTGAGTTCGCCCATCTGAATCCCAAGGTTCTTCATCTTGCCCTGAGTGGTGTCGGCTGCGGTAGCTGCTTGACCTGAGAAAGTGTCGCCCATAGCTTTAAACACTTCGTCAACTGAAGCGCCACTATCAATTAAATCGGCAAGTGCTGGATCAAGTTTTTCCAATGGCCCGAGATTGCCGTTAAACGCTTTTGAAAGTGCATCGGCGACAGTGCCAAGATCTTTACCCGTACCGGTCGAAACATCTAACGCAAGACCAAGCAATTCTTGAGCCTTGGTGATATCGCCAGTGCCTCGAACTAGCGAATCAAGTGCAGGGCGGAGTTCATCGTCGGCGACAGCTGCAGCCATTGAAGTACTGGAGATGAAGTCTTCTACAGATTTGACTTGACTGTCTGATGCTCCGGTGACATTCTTGAGAGTGCCCGCAAGTTTTTGGGCTGCAGCGTCATCCTCAGCGAACGCTTTCACCGCGTCAAGAGCGACAGCGCCGATCGCTGCAAGAGCGAGACCTGCTGGCAGTGCAGCCTTCTGGATAGCGAACGCTGCCTTCTCGCCTTTAGTCTCCAGTTTTTTGAAGTCGGCGATCGCTTTGTCAATGCCGGCAGGGTTCCACTCTGAGATGATGGGGAGGTTGATAGCCATTAGCGCTTCACGATCCTCTTGTTGGTTTGTCCCATGACTTCTTGAACGATCATGTCGACTCGCCGTGTGATCTCGTCCAGATAGTCGTCAGAGCGCGCCCACATGAAGCGTGAAGGGCTGCGGAGTTTGCTAGTCAGATCGTTAGCGAAATTAGGTCGAGCGCGCAGAGGGTTCTTGTTGCGTGTCTGGTTGGGGCCTCGTCCTGCCATGTCGGTCATGGAAAGAGCTGCACCTTTAGCGGTGATCTTTACTGTTCCGATGGACTCGTACTGTGCTCCTGCGCTGAGGTTGCGTTTGCGAGCCTTGCGCGTGTCCACTTTGACGACGACATTCTTTGACTCGTTTTTCCATGCTGTGCGTCCGTTGTGCTTTTGTCCTGTCAACGGTGGCGACGACGGAATCAAGTCCTTAATCGCAGAGACGAGAGGATCCATTGCGGACTTGATGTCCTTGGTGATCTGGCGACGGAGAGCAGGATCAACCTTCTGGATCTCACGAAGCGCATCTTTGAGTCCTGCGTAGTCAACTCCTATTGATGCAGCCATTAGGTCTTCCGTCTTTGTTCATTGATGATCTGGACGCAAGTCGCCAGATCGTCTGTCTCGAATGTTATGTGCGGAGGCCAGAACCCAGTCTCAACTAGCAGAGCTGCTAGTTGTCGCCGGAAGCCTCCTGTGTAGGGACTGCGGTCGCAGTCTCCACGACTTCTAGATCTTCTAGTTTCTTGACGAACTCATCGAATGAGATCGGGACTGGATGACCTTGCTGTTTACTGGCCTCGTAGGCCATGAAGGCTAGATCTTCCATCCCGATCCCGTTCGCAAGATCTGATGCTCGTCGCTTGAACTTACGCTCCCACGAGATGATCACGAACAGGTTCGTGATGACTTGGTAGGTCTCACCATCGGCGAGCTTGACGCTGAGTGTTAGTTTCATTGTTCTCCTAGTCGGGGTTCGGATTACTTACTAGATCAGGTGATGTCTCGTCCGTAGGTTCCGCCCTTGAAGGTTGCCTCAACTACTGAGAGCTCGCCAACAGTTGCCATGATCGGCGTGACAGTTTCCAAGTAGCAGCCTGTCAAGGTGTACTCAGGATTCGAGGCTGATTCGGTTGCGCCGGCAGGGCTGATGACGAGTGTGGATTCAACACCGAACAAGGTGTTCAGCATGGTCTCAACTTCGGTCGCTCCGTAGCTCTGGAACAGTGTGAGCGTGAGCTCATTGCTGTAAAGCCCAGCGGTGAAAGTGCGTGAGGTCTGACCGAAGGCCGTGTTCTCAAGTGCTTCTGCCGTGAGGGTCAGGGTTGCAGCTGAGCAGTGATCGGTCAAGGTCATCGCTGATGGTGCTGTGACGGTGACGGTGGGGTTGCTGAGGTAGGTGACTGTTGCCATTGTTTTGTCCTTTTATATGCGGCTGGTGCCGATTCTAATTGTGAGGTCGTAAGCAGGTAACTCGGCAGAACCGATCGATGCGATCGTAGGTCTGCCAGAGATGACTGCGAGAGAGGAGTCCATTAGTTGATCAACGACTCCGAGTATGTAGTCCGTAGTGTCTTGGTTGCCGGGTGGCGCGCCCAACACTCGGAGATCGATCGTGATGTCCGCTGTTTGGTTATTGAACGAACTGAAAGTAGGAAGCTCAACGAATACAGTAAGAGGTCGAGCGTTCCGAGGATCAGTGACCGGCACAAGGCCGAGAGCTGTGATCGTCGCTGAGACAGCGCTGATCGTGTCTGTGAAGATGCCTGCCATCTCATGCCACTTGCGATCTCTTGATGCCGAGCAACTGGTTTATCCGACCCATTGAAGCGACAGGTGCGCTGATGTTCATGTCTTGAAAACTATTGAAGGAGTCCAAACTTCCGCGCTCACGGTACAACGATGCAGCCATGAGCACGACTCCAGCTTTGACTGCAGCATCCGGGACGGTCGTGAGACTGTCGTGATAGCCGGCCTGAACTCTGCGCTTAAATGACCATGCATTTGAAGCGTTAACTGATGAGGTCATGAATAGCGTGTCGTTGGCGGTCGCTCCGCTAATTCCGAGAAATTCGGTGAGATCGCTTACTGTGATCCATGTGCAAGTCTGAGTCCAGACGAGCGATCCGACAGGATCTGCAGCTGATCGTGGGAGGTCGTCGCCGACATCGTTGAAGAGCAACTGGTTCGGAATGATGACATCCGAGTCGAAAAGGTAGTCGCCTTCTTCGTCAATTCCGATGAACAAATAGGTCGGTACTGCATAGACAATGTGTGAGCCGTTGAGGCCATGTCCTAGACCTGAGAGCGTGATCGTTTGACCGATCGCGATGTCAGTGTTCTCAAGAGTCTGAACGACGGCAACATCTGACAGACGCTGGTGATGCGTGACTGTGTATGTTGCCATCGTTCGTTCTCTCTACTCGTCTAGTCGGTTCAGGCTCGCTTGACGAACTTCGTCGCGTCGATCATGACAGACGAGAAGTAGCCTCGGAACTTGATAACTCGACCGAGCGCACCGTCTGCAAGTTCAACACTGACAGCTCCGCGCTGTTGTTCCCAACATTCGAAGCCAGTGCTGTCACCGACATAAAGGTTCTTTCCGCCTGCAGCGACCAAGTTGCGGTCAACTACGAGCGACAGGCCGAAAGCGTTGCCGTTAAAGGTTGAGGCCGATGCGCCGGTGCCGACTGCGTTCTGTGGGCCGACATTGGGGAACAACGGACGACCAGCATCGTCCACAAGTGCGCCGAGTGATGCGTAATACGCAGGCGACATCACGAGCACATTGGGCAGGTTACCGTTTGAGTTAGTCAAGATTTGCTCTGCTGAGTTGTAGATGAACGCTACCCAGTCGGCAGGTGTCGATCCTGAGGTCAATGCTTCGGTCTGGGTGACTCCTGCTTCGAATGTTGCACAAGCTGCGACATCGGTGGCGTTTGCGTAGATGCGTGCCATGTCGTCAATTAATGCACCGAGAACCTCGGGCGAGGTGAAGTCCATTGATTCTTCGGACAGGTTTACATATCCGCCGTACAAGGCCTTCGTGATCTGGATGTCGTCCACGACAAAAGTACCTTGATCAAGTGCGACGAGTTCGCCGTTGGATGCGCCAATTGTCGTGTGCGTGGTGACCTTCGGACGGATGAACACCTTGCCCGATGCTGGCATTTGGCGGACTCCCATTGCAGTAATCAATGGGCGATAATTGGGTACAAACGAGTTATAGATCGGCGAGATGATCGGCACTGGCAAGATGCCGGGTGTGTCGGTCGAGGTGACATTCGGTGCAGCTGCGACGATGCGCTGGTTGAACTCAGCGAACTCGGATCCGCCTGCAGCGAACTTGATCATGTATTCCGCAATAGTGGGAAGCTTGAACTCGCGCTTCGGTGCTGCGTACTGGATGGGAGCAGTGGGTACTGCTGCTTCAATTGCTTCTGACATTTCATCCTCCTCGGATGGTTGGGTTGGGGTTGGTGTTTCTTCTTCTTCGTCGGGTGCTTCCTCTTCGGGTGAAGAGGCAGCGACTGAGTAGACCTGAGCGTCGGCGTATGCCGGTGTCGTGACGACTGAGAGCTCGACGAACTTCGCTTCAGAGACCTCTAGAGTCCCGTCTGCGAGGCGTTTGAACTTAGTAGGCACTGCGCCAACGGAGACCGAATCTAGAGCGCCATCGGCGAGCAGTGCGAGAGCGTCGTCAGCTGCACGAGTGGCGCTTAACTTAGCGACGAACATCATGCCTTCGGCGGTGGAGACTCGTTCGGTGACGCGTCCGATGACGCGTGTCTCGTCGTGATATTCCAGAAGCTTTGGCATTGGGCCATCTTCGGGAAGTGAGCCTTCAAGAAAGACGACCGATTCTCCACCGGACAGAGTTGCTTTGACATTCCACGGAACGGCGAGGCCTGTGATCTGGCGTGATGGTTCGCCATCGGCGGAAGCGTCAAGTGTGATCTGTTGAGCGGTGAGTCTGATCATGAGGGCATCTCCTGAGGTGTCCGCAT